GCCAATGGAACCCACGCCCGCCGTCCTGGTCAAATAGATTTTGTCTGCGCAACATGCGATAGCGTATGCAGCGCTGTACGCCCCGTCATTGGCAACGGCGTACACGGGCTTGGTTCCTCTGTAACTCGATAGCATGTCGCCAAGCTCAAAGAGGCCGGAAGTCTCACCGCCAGGGCTATCAATGTCGAGTAAAATGCCCTTGATGTTTGGGTTTTTCATGGCGTCCTGAAATTGAGCGCCAATCGTTTCGTAGGAGCCGGAGCCGGAAGCCGCCATTAGGCCGGAACTCTTTTTCATCAGGCTCCCGCAAATCCCGATGACTGCAATGCCGTCTCGAACGTCGTAGCTTTGCTTTTGTGACTTGAAGGGCTTTCCAGCGGCTTCAATCTGTTCTGCCGTCGCATCTATTCCCAAGCGGTCACCAATGACGCCCAGGATTGCGTCTAGCTTTGATTGCTGAATTGCTAAAGGCGTGTCAAAGATGCGTGTGTACAGATGAGCTAAAGTTTTCACGGAGAATATTTAGCTTTGGTTGCTGGCTTCGTCCGCTTCCTGGTCGCCTTCCTCATTGGGTTTTGCTTCTGTTGGATCGGGTGAGATTGTTTCTCTGCCGATCAACACGAGGTTTCCGTTAGTGTCGAGTACCAGACCTAGATCGGTTTCACGCTGTCTTTCCGCTGCTATTTCGTTGTCTACCGTTTCAGGGTCCAGGCCGTTTTCCCGGATGACCATCGAACGGGACTTGAGGCCGTCTCTAATCATTTGCTGTGCGGCTTGAGCTTCTTTCAACGGGTCAACCCATTGCCAGCCGTCCGTCACCCACATGCAGGCTTCGTATTGTTCTGGACTGGACACATAGTCATCCGGCAATTCAAGAGCGCCTGATAAGACTGCCTCTTGCATCCAACGTCTCAAAACCTTTGCGCAAAATCCGTCAATCATAACTTGTTGCTGGAATTGCTCCGCACTACGGCGAAACTCCAGAAGGGCTACACGAGCGCTTGAGTAATTGACCTTGGTGTAATCATTGGTCAGTTGCTCATAAGTGAGGCCCACAGCCGCCGCAAACTTTCTTAACTCACACGTCATGAATGAAACATAGTCGCCAGTGGTCGGAACCTCGGGAGCCACGATTTCTTCACCCGGTAATAACACTTGTGCCGTGCCCGGTTCCAGATTCGTAATGGACACACCAGGATCATTTGATACTTGACCATCCGTGGCCGTAGGTAAAACGTCGCCTTCTTCGCTAGTCTGTTGAATGAAAAATGCGAACATTGCCGACAATCTTTTTCTAAAACGTTCGGCATCGGCGTACCCTTCCAAATCCTCTAACAGTTGAAGAACCGGAGCCATTACCGGCAAACCTCGAAGGTCCCCAGGTCGAGACGGCTTCATGATATGAATCATCTCGTTAGCCGCAACGTTGATGTAGTTCAATGAATCGAGTGAATAGCCAAGCACGTCATACGGCTGACGCTTGTACATGCGGTAAGCAGTTCTTTTATCCGTTTCTGGATCGAAGACAATACCCATGCGAATGTCATCTTTGCCGTTGATGCCACCAGGAGAGTTGTAATAGACGGGCACCTGTTCTGTTTCGATCAGTTGTAGTTGAAAATATGCTTCGTCTTCGTCTACCACGTGGTACCGGCAAAAGATTTCGCCCGCTTCAAAAAGCTGTGCAGCAACCAAAGTTTGCATTCCGTAGAAAGACAGTTGCTCTGCGAAGTCGGCAGTTTTGACCCACTTGTCCCACGCTTTCTGAATTGCCGATTTGATGTCTGGGTCAGGGTGTGTGAAGTGCGGACGAATGCCAGTGCCCACCATATTGCTTTGGAACTTTAGAATTGCTGATGCTGCGACTGGACTATTACGGATTGCGTCCCGTGATGCCCTGATAAGCTGTTGCCATGCCGCAAGGGTGAGTAGGTTAGGGCCAAGCATCGAACCCAGGCGGCTTTTCCTACGACCACCAGAGGCAGCGTCATAACCATGACCACCACCAACACCAAAGCCAAAATCACCGAATGCAACAAGTTTTCGTGTGTTCGTTGTAGCCGGAACTAGCGCCAAAGGTTTCTTGCCCTTTGCAATCGGCTTTGCCGCTGGTTTACTTGTGGTGCGCTTCTTTGCTGGCATTAGAAACCACCCTTCGGATGAAACCGGATTTGTCTAATGATTGGTGGCGAGACACCTAGCGCCGCCTGAATCATGTCTCTGGCTTTTTCAAGCTCCGTGATGCTTCGATAGGTGACCCGCTTGCCCGCAATTTCTACGGACAGAGCACCAGAAGCAATTGCGCTTTCAATGTTCGTTAGATCGGTATTTGTCCATGACGTCATGGACGTATTTAGGATGTGGGCAACAACTAGAAGAGCCGTCTAGTCTGCCGTCTGTATGGCATTGGCCTTGCCTGTGGCCGTGGTGCTTGAGCGACAGGAGCCGCCGAAGGTTGCGGAGCCGCCACGGGAGCCGTGGGAGCAACCGGCGCAACCGGCAACGCTTGGCCGTTGTTTGCCCGCCGCTCAAGCTCGTCCCATTCATGCGGGCGAAAGCTATCAATGCCGCATAAGTGAGCCATGGCCCGGTTGTATACCTTTAAATCCAATGCTTCATTTCTTCCGTTCGGATGCTTCTTGACCCATTTCCTTTTTCCTGATGGCTCTATCAGGCGTTGCTCGGAACACAAGGATTGAAAATACTCCATGTCGTACATCGGGAAATGTAGACAGTTCGGCACGGCTTCACCTGTTGCCGCTGGCCGGATGTTCCGAAGGTTGTCATAAAGTTCTGACTTGGCACAGTACGTTCCTACGGTCACAACTCTAATGTCTTGCTTTTTTCTGGCCGCATTTTCATTGGTGACGTGCTCACAAAGTTTGTATTCGTCCGTGCCGCCTTTGAGTGGAACAACGGAACGATAATTTTTGGGCTTGAGTCCCACAGTCGGTGAGTAAGCACATTTGGTATGCGTCCGCACGAAGTCATAAGCCAGCTTTGCGTTGTAGCCGCTGTCAATGCCCATCAGCCAAATCGGAAGCGTAGAGCCGCTTTCATGCTGCCAGTCTTTTTGCAGGATGCGCCTGTCAAGCTCTGCCCACACTTCGGGAGCCGTGATAGGGTACGGAACTTGCCTATTGCCTTCTGCGTAGGTTGGTTGAATCACTTCGTACCAGATGGACCAGCTTTCCCTGTCCCGTCCCCAGGCCACAACTTCGCACTCAAGCCGATCATGCTGAATGTCAACCGCACAAGTGAGGAAAAAAGCCCGTCTTGGCACGATGCCTAATGGGTAATTTTCCCGTCTTGCAAAAACTTTTTCTTCGTCAGGGCTTTGACCTTCAACCTTCCAGAGTTCGGCCAACGTGTTGTTGGTGAACGTTTGCAACTCTAGTGGTCTATCTTTAACCCGCAAGAACTCTGCAACGATATCAGAGAGCTTGTGCCACGGGCTTGCTAGATGTGAAATATGAAAACCAGCGATGCCGTTGAACGCCGCCTGTGATCTCCATTCCAACTTCTCACACGCCGTCCACCGCTGAAGGTCGTTCCAGTGTGCATCACAGCTTTCACATTGATAACGTGCGCTCGATGCCCGTTTCTTCAAGGGCAACGTATTGTCCCAACGAACTTGCGTAAACTTCAACGTTTGGAAGTGGCCGCACTCATGACATGGCACGAATGCCTCACGCCGATCTGAATCTTGATAGGCCCTTGCGATACGGGAGGAATGTTCCATCGTGGGTGAGCAAACCTGCACGAGTTTTGCCCTGCTACCATACGTACTCAAACGTGCTCTGCCCTGCAATACAGGGTCACCGTGACTGCCAACATTGGCGTCAAATTTATCGAGTTCATCCAACAACAAAATGGCAATACTGGCCGCTGCTAGATTGCTGGGTGATCCCGCACCAAGCATCGAGAGCGATCCACCAGGAAACGATTTCTCTTGGATCGTCGATGCGTGCCCCGCCCCGGATTCCGTCACACGGCCAGCTAGTATTTTCATGTCTCGTAACATTGGCTCGATGCGCCGCTTGGAAAACTTCTTACTAGCGTCGTCCTTTGGGTGGACAATCAAAATCGGCAACGGATCATTCACGATTGTGTATGCAATGATCCCCTGGAGAAAAATCGTTTTTACCATTTGGGTTGCAGCCATTACCACAATCTCTTTTACATCTGGTTGAGTGAAAGAATCAAAGATCTGACGTTGAAATTGATACAGCCGGATCGGACCAGAACGGCTTGAATATTCCGATGAGAGCACCATGTACCGCTCAGCCCAATCGGATAACGAAAGTCTTTCTGGTGGAATCCATAACTGGGACCATGAGTTGAAATCGAAACTCATGATACGTGCTTCCACAAATTGCGTTTTCTGATTTGCTGTATGAGTGTCGAACTGACGTTTAAACGCTTGCCTAGCGTGACAGAACTGTCTGTAGAGCGTCTAATATCCTGCACGTCGGCAACGGTTAGTTTTGCCCTTCCGTGTTGCGTTCCTGATGGAACCCTGTGCTTAGCTCTCTTGTCATCCATGTTGTCTTGATGAGTGCCCAAAAATAGGTGGTTGGGATTGCAACACGTTCGGACATCACACGAATGGCAGACCATCAGGCCGTTGATTTCTTCGCTGTGGTTTGATAGGTGAAAGGCGATGCGATGCGCAGCGAACGTGCTATGCGCTAATTGAAATCTACCGTAGCCGCTTCTGGTGATAGCCGCCGTCCACAACCAACAACGTGTGTCGTCCTCGGAGCGCTTCACTTTCTGCCAAAACCGAGCAATGTCGGACGTGCTTAATAAAGGAATTGTCTTTGCTGGAATACTCACGGAGAGTATGTAGCATCGTAAGTGTTATGGTTATTGCTTGTATTTGGCAAGCTCTCTTAATGCCCTGGTCACTTCTGTCTCAATGACAGATCGTACTTTGATAGGGTCCGATTCCTGACTTATCCTGTCGCAGAGTTCAGGACCAATTCGTACTAGAATGTCTCTTGCCCGCAGAATCATTCCAGCAACCCAGTTATTGACATCGGCCATAGAAACGAGTTCGCCCCGTGCTTCCGCTAGTTCGAGTTCCGCAAGTTCAGCGTCAGCCGCCGCCTTGCGTGCTTTCGATTCGGTCATCAGGTGGTGAGCGCTCTTGAACGATTCGTCCTTGCCCTGGTAAAGTTTTGCCTCTTGCCTGATTTCGTCGTCTGTCTTGCCCGCACTGCGTTTCTTGCTGACGGTATTCTCCGAAACGCCTAGCTCACGGGCGAGTTCGGCTCCGCTGATTCCTGGCTTGTTCGTCTTGGTCATACGATGGTTGCAAACTGGCCCTTGGCAGCATCTTTCGATGCGTCCATAGCTTTCTTTAGCAATGGGTCGTTCTTCTGTTCTTCTTTCTGCTTTAGCTGTGCGCCGCTGGTGAACTCGTGACCCAATGTTTTTAGTTCTTCCAGGTCTTCAAGCGTCAATAGCCGGTTGCGGAAACTGTCAGGCGTCATGTCGAGCAAAGCCTTTTCGTCCCGTTCGGTGATGCGCAATACCTGCGGGTTGACTGCCGGAGCAATGCCACGGTTCCACGCTAGTGTGGCCGCATCAGCCATGGTCTTGGCTTCAATGAAGACGGCACCAAGAAAGCCGTCATTGCTGGCATAGGAAAGCCAGAACCACCACAGCCGGTTTTCTAGTTCCCGCTTGCGGTCACTCTCTAGGCGCATCGTCCTTGTAATTTGTTCTTGTCTTCCGTACTTACTCATTTGTTTCGTCTTCGTCCTCTTCTGCGACGGCACCAGCATTTATAGCGGCATTTGCCACGATGTTGGCCAGCCTCCAGGCGTCGTTAGGCGTCAGGGCAATGTAGGGAATCAACTCGGGTAGTAAGTCGCTGTCCGCTGGCAACGGTGCAGCGCCTTGAAGTTTCTCCCACATCAACGGGTGGTGGATGTACAACAAGATCGCATCGCCTGTGGTTCTTACTCGAATGACTGGCGGATTCTCCGCATCGGGTTCCATGCGGGTATTTATTTGTGGTGTGGAGTGGTCGCAGCGTGATACATGGCAGCGTCTATTCAAGGCATGCGTCCAAAGATTCCCTTTGGCTCCACAGCGCCACGACCAAAGCTATTTATGCTTGAGATCTAACCCGATTTCAAAACTTCGAAAAGAGGATTTTACGGCAACCGGCGCACCCACTTTTTGCGTTCAGGCCAGGAAGTACCTTGAAAACATTTGCCACGCATGAGCACGCTTGAAACATTCTCTTTCATTGTTGTTTGCACACAATAATAATAGTCTCATCGTCCTCGATGCCGCCCGCTGTGACAATGTGATTGGTCACAAGATATTGTTGGCCTATGACTGGTGCGGGTGATTCGGTGAACTCGATCCAAATGGTTGTTGATGTCGTTGTGTGTGACGATGATTCATTAGTCAAGCCCGCTGCTACTGTCCAGGTTGACGTAACGATAGTATCGCCGCCGCTGATGTAATACGTATCGCTCCAATCATTGGTGAAATACCGCAGTGCATCTGGGCTTAAGTCGTATTGTCTATAGTTCGTCAGTGGCATCGGTTGATATTTATCGCAAGCGCTCCCACAGACGGCGTATGACCGTGTTCAATGGTGCGTTGCGCTTCACTTTATTTGTTCCATTACGTTGTACGTAGTTCACATGTGGATTACGGACGATGGCCGAATGTCCAGTGATACTGCGTTGTGTGGTCACACCCAAGCGTGCAGTGCCGGTGATCGTGCGAACCGTCTTGATCTGGATGCGTGAGATTGCCGCTTGTGTGTGCGTCGTGGTGATCCACACACGTGCAGCGCCCGTTAACGTCTTGGTTTGACCAACGACTTTGATTCTCGATACGCCGTTCAGGTTTTGTACATCAACTCGATAAATCCGTGAAACGCCGCCGATGGTCTGAACAGTCGTGACCTGGATACGAGAAACAGCATTTTGCGTTTTTGTCTGCGTCTCACGAATTCGTGAAATGCCGCCGATGGTTTGAACCGTTGCGACCTGGACACGAGACACACCGTTCTGCGTGTGAATGTTGCTGACACGGATTCTTGAAACACCCGATATCGTTTGTGTTGTGACAGCTTTGATTTTTGCAACGCCATTTTGGTTTTGGGTCGTTGCGATACGTACACGAGAAACCGCAGAAATGTTTTTAGTGGTCGCAATCTGAATTCGTGAAACTGCACTTTGTGTTTTGGTCGTTGTGACTTGAACACGTGAAGTGCCAGTAATTGTTGGCGTGCCGGAGCCAGCAACGTGAATACGAGAAACGCCTGAAATGTTTTGCGTCGTGGCGACCTGGACACGAGACACACCAGAAATGGTTTTGGTGGTTGTAATTTGAATCCGTGTTGCCGCATTTTGCGTCTTGGTCGTTGTGACCCGAATTCGTGAACGACCACTCTGCGTTTGTGTTGTCGAGACTTGTACACGTGACACACCACTTTGAGTTTTCGTGACGCCAGTGACCAAGATTCTGGAAACACCCGTCTGTGTTTGCACAGTCGTGTTGTGAATCTTGGAAGTGCCGCTGATGGTTTGGACAGTGACGGCTTTGATTCTGGATACGCCCGTTTGTGTTTTTGTGGTCGAAATCCGAATTCGTGAAGTGCCGGTGATCGTCTGCTTGGTGGTGCCTTCGATCTCTGCATTACCCGTGATGGTTTGCGTTGTGACGGCTCTGATTTTCGATACGCCAGTCTGCGTCTTGCTGGTCGAAACCTGAATACGTGAAGTGCCGGTGATGCCTTGTTGCGGAGCATTGACCAACGTGATGGACAAAAACGCAATGTTGGGATTGTCCGGCAACGTGATGCTTTGCAGCGTCTTTGTTGGATCGAGCGCAAACTCGTATTCGAAAATGTAAACGGTGACCGTGGCAGTCGTGCCGTCGTAGCTGTCAATGTAAGACATCGGGAGCGCCGATGCTTCATTGCTGTAGCCCTGCGGATTGTTGAAGACGGAAAAACTTTGCGTGAAAGTGGTTCCGGTGTTACCTGCCCATGGATAAGACCATGCGCCGCCGAATGCGCCGCCCGCATTGGAATACTGTACCGAAATGTTTTGGTTCTGTTGTGAATTGCTGACCGTGGTTGCAAGGATCGCTAATTTCGTCCACTTCCACGGTGAAACAGGAATCGGTATGCCATTTCCAATGACGGCGTTGTTTGTGTTGGCAGGGCCAAAGACAAACGGAATGCGGTCGAACGTGAGTGACGAACCGATGAGTGTTGCTGACAATGTGTCGTCTTGTCCGCATATACCAGACGTGGTTCCATATGTGAAACCGTCCGTGGTCATAGCCATGGTGTCGAAATACGCAGTCAGGTCTAGTGTCTGATTGGCGTTGACGATGTAGGAATGGCCGGTTTGATTTTGTGTTGCAGTGTCACTGAACGTGCCCGAAAACGCCGCAACAAACTTTGATTGGATTGCAGCAAGTGTGCGCTGTAAAGATTTCGAGACGCCGCCCGCAAGTATGTTTTGAACTGCCGTGAATGAATGCGACGTGCTTTTCGTCACACCATTTGCTAAGACGGTCAGTTGTCCAGTGAAAGCCCGTGCAATGCTTTTTGTCCAAGTGACCGTTGCCGCTGGTGGTGTGGCCGTGATGGATTTGTCAATGGCTTTCGTTATTGTTGCTGACGAAGGAATTTGTGTAGCTGTCCAAACATCGTTGGTCGTCTTTTGTAATGTGACCGCATTTGCTTTCGAGGTTGCATTGATTGTTCTGGCCGCATTCTTGCTCAAGCTGGCCGCACTCATCGGCAACGGCTGTACGGTGAGATCGTATTGCAGTGCAAAAAATCCGTTCGGGTTTGATTGGTTATTGAATGAGCTTGAAACCCAGCTTGCGCCACGGCCAGTATTTTCTAGTCTGACTTCGTCCACTACAAATGCGCCCGGTGTGTATTCACCTGTGCCGCCGATTTGCAGACCAGGGCCACCAAACGCAGTGCCGACATTGCTAGAGGCAACTTGAGCGACCTGGACGCCGTCAAGATACAGCGTTGCTAATGTTCCGCTGTCCACACCTGCGATGTGATGCCAAGCTCCCGTGGTCAACGCTGTCGTGCTGGTTAAAGTTTGTGGCGTGGTCGTATTGAGGTATAGAACCGGCTGGCCTGACGGATTGATGCCAAGCGTGATGCCGTTTTTTGAACTCGACACGATACCAACAATTTGTTGTGTCTGTGAGCTTGGATAAGCCGCCACGTTGACCCAACATGAAATTGTTGGCGTGGTGTTTGCCTGAATCTTATTGGCCGTCGTGATCGAATCGGTTGACGCTAGAGAGACACCACCACCCAGTTGGCCACCCGTGGCCGTTGGCGATCCATTGGCAGTGCCGGTGTCAGCGTTGCTGGTGGAATCGTTCAAATACAATGTCAGACCGTTTGAAAGATGGTAGACGCAGTTGTAATTGGAGTTCCAAGCCGCCGTTGGCGTGCTGCGCAATGTGCTGACCGCTGCATTGCCGTACCAAATGTAAATTGTCGTCCCGGTTGTATGGACTGTCGGCACATTGACCCATAGCGTTGCCGTTCCATGGACAGGGTCATAACTTTCAAACTCCACACCAGAAATCGGCGAGAAACCAGCCGGATCTGTCGTGACCAAAAAGTCAGCCGGTACCGTGATCGAGTACGAACCCACCGTTTGGGTCACTGTGTTTTGTACAGCGCCGCCGTTGGCGACTGTCGCCAAATTGGGCGAAGACAACGAAAGATAAACCGGGAAATTGGTCAGTGTCGCCAACACCTGCCCGTTGGTCACCGTGGCCGTGGTCAAGTATTGAAAGCCGTTCTGCCAGAGCGTTGGCGCATTGGCTAAAAACGCCATGGGGTACAATCTGCCCACCACACCCATGAAAGTCGATCCTAGGGCAGCTAATGAGCGAGAAAAGCCCTTTTGGACGGAGCCGGTGAGCGCCGCTGGAATGGCTGTGATGGCTTTGGTTGCCGATTTGGAAAATGTAGCTGTATTGGTGGTGGATTGTGCCGCAATATTCTTGTCAGCCGTCCTGGTGAAGGTAGCCGATTGTGGCAGAGCTACTGCCGGAAACAGATGCTCAAAAGTTTTCGTAACCGTGGCCGCTGGCAGGGACGAAACGGCATTGATGGATTTTTCTCCCATCTTGGCGAAGCTGGCCGTTGATGCTGGTTGAATTGCAGCGATGTTCTTGTCATCCGTCTTGGCCGTGGTCGCTGCCAGCAATGCCGGTGTTGCGGTGATGGCCTGCGTATGACCAGGGTTGCACTCGAACGACGCCGCCATGCAAATGCCAGCGTGTGCTGTTTGTAAGTTCAGCCCGGCCTGAATGCTTGTTTGGGTGGTGGTCCAAATATTCCAGGCTGACCCGGTTAAGCTGGAAGATTGCAATCCTGTCCAACCGCTGCCCGCACCACTGCTCGGAGTGGTCCATGTATCGCCGCCGCCTAACGCTGATGCAAAAAATGCAAATGTGATTTCGTTTGCGTCTGTGGTTGAAAATGACGGCGTTGTGTAGACGGTGTTGGACGTGACGCCGTTGGCAACTTCGGCACTCGAATCATATCCGGTGATTGCGCCGCCCGAAATGTAATAACCTTGAACGCCCGTCTGGATGGACGAACTAGGCGTTATTGTGATCGTGTTCGAGGACGAATCTTTGCAGTTGAGGCAATAGAAGACTTGTATGTGTTGCGCATTGCCGGTGTGCAATGTGCTCGCTGAATATGTGTTGCCCGCTGTGTCCGCACAACTCATTGTGATTGAGTTCGAATTGACGAACCCAAAGACAACAATGCAACCGCCGCCCGGTGTGGATTGGGCAGTCAAGCTCATCGAGGTTGCGGTACCTGATGCGGCTCCTAGAAATGTCGGATTGGGAATACCATTTGCCATTGCATTGTCGTGTCAGCATGGTATTGCCGATGTGATCCGAAACTATTTATTGAATGGCTATCGTCTGTTGGATGTTCTTGCCGTCTGGCGTGGTGACTTGCCAACCGAGATGAAACGCAAGATCGTGGCTCACTTCTTGTAGGTCAACATTGAAGCCGTGACAGTGCCGCTTGAAGTACACCAGCCGGAACTTTGCATCTGATGGCAACTTTTCGCCCGAAGGGTCTTGCGCTGTGAATGGTGTGCCATTCACTTCAAAGTGACCGTCTGTCAAATCAACAACGTAAGTGTTCGGGGTTTCGTCGCTGAAGAAACCGAACGAAACAACATCGTCAATGCGTTGCTTCACATCATGGAAACAATTCTTACCGGGTGTGGTTGCACTCTCATCAGCCTGCGTCTGCTGTATGAAAGAGCCGTCCTTGAAGTTGGCTTGGAAAAGATATTTCAACATTTCGACAATAGTTAGCAGGGACTTTATTGCAGTTGTTCAACCGTCGCTTGGATGGACCAGACAGGGCTACCCGTCCAAGTGGTGCCAACGGTAGAGCCAATTTGAATAGCCGTGCCCGTCTTGGCGTGGATCGTATCGCAAAATGTTGACTGACCAGAACCGAAAGCACTCGTCATGGATTGTGCAGCGCCCAAAGACAAACTGATGCCGGTTGATACTTCGTTCGAATAAAGCACTTGAATCGTTTGTGTGCCAGCGCTGCCCGTCGTGGTGGTCCAAGACTGATAGCAGACACGAAAGAGGCCCGTTGCCGAAGGCGTGTAAATCGTCGTTGCCGACAGCGCCGCCGTCTGGCCGGTATTGAGGTACCCGGCCACTACGGACGGCAAGTTGACGCCCTTCGCTGAACTCTGTGCCTCAAGGTTCAAGCAAGTGAGCGCAAGTACAAGACAGTATAAAACGTATTTCATGCTGAATGGTTTATGAACCACCACTTTGGACGGAAAGTGTGTATGAAAATTGGATGCTGTCGAGATTCCCCACGCCGATAGTAGATCCAGTCAGAGAACCTGTAGCGGTTGTGGCGGGCGATCCTGACGTATTGAACCATCTTCGATCCCATAAGGTGCCCGAGGTTGACGCCGAATTGATGGACCACTCCGATATTGACTGCGAAGACGTGAACGTTATCGTAGCGATGCTCTTATAGCTCGTGGACGTTGGGTTGCTTTGAGTGCCCGCAACACGTGAGCCGCCAAATTGGGTCGTAAGTGACGTATCGCCCGCACCATTCACCATCTGTGATGTTCCGCCGCTGGTGTATGCCGAATTGCCGGTTGATCCGATCAAGCTGAACGTGGTCGCAGACAGCACGGTGATTTGCCATGTTCCGTTGGCCGCTGTGTTGCCGCCCACGCTGGCAACTAAAACTAAATCGTTAGTTCCGTAGCCGTGGCTGGTCGAGGTCGTAATGACAATGGGTGACGCATTCGTTGCGCCCGATATCGTCTTGGTCGAACCATAAGCG